GACGTAGCTTATCTAGCGGCTGCGGTAGAGGCACGTAAGATTGTTTACGGTACTTCCACAAGCTCTACTGACGTACTTTCCGCAGCCTCCACTGATGACATTGGTCAGCAACTGTATGACTTGGGTTATGACCGCACATTCGTCATGTATCATCCTGACGCAGACACAGCCTATCCTGAAGCAGCTTGGATTGGTGGACAACTACCAGAGCAGCCGGGTAGCAACACTTGGAAGTTCAAGAGTCTGTCTGGCGTAGCTGTTACTCCGCTATCAGCAACTCAGAGCAACGCAGCTAAAGACAAGAAGGTTAACACCTACGAGCGTGTTGGTGGTGTTGGTATCACTTCTGAAGGCGTTATGGCGAGTGGCGAGTTCATTGACACGATTGTATTTTTGGACTGGTTGGAAGCTCGGATGCGTGAAGGTATCTTCTTCCGCTTGGTTAACACTAAAAAGATTCCGTTCACAGCACAAGGCACAACTGTAATCGAAGCTGAAATTCGCCGCGTATTGTCTGAAGGTATTGCTAACGGCGGTCTTGCTCCTAACCCACAGCCTATCGTCAACGTACCGAACGTACTGTCTCTGGACCCGAATCTACGTGCTACTCGTACACTGGAAGGCATCACCTTTGAGGCACGTCTCGCAGGGGCCGTACATTATGTCAAGGTACGAGGCGTAGTAAATGTGTAACAAAATCAAGGACTTATAAACTATGGAAGACCGGCACTATCTCTACTTAATTACAAACCGCGTGAATGATCGAAGATACGTAGGTATCACTTGTAACCCCGATAGACGAAAGCACGAACATTTTTATAAAAATGTAAACAATTCCAACACCGGCATTGTGAGGAAAGCTGTTGAGAAGTATGGGGTTGAGAATTTCACGTTTGAAGTACTTGTAGTCGGGAGCCGGTCTTACGTGGTGGATTTGGAAGAGAAGATCATAGAAGATATGAGGATTGAGTGGGCGCTCTATAACATAAGAGCGGGCGGCGAAGACTGTGGGTCTGGCCACTCGATTGAAAAGCGTAGCGACGATGTTCCGATTTATTGTTTTGGTTTCTGGTTTCCCAATGGAAGGACAGCCGCGAAAGCATTAAACAAAGGTAAAACGACAATATACCGCAACAAGGATCGAGAGATCCAAACCAAACCTACTCTGTACATGAAGCGACCTAGGCTTGGTTCTAAAGAAGATACTGAGAACAGAAAGCGCAGAATGAAAGGTCTTAATGCAGGGAAGGAAAACGGTATGTACGGTCGTACTGGCGCAAAGCACCCTCGCTCAAGACGTATTGAAGTCCACGGTGTTGAATATGACTCAATCTCAGACGCTGTTCGTCAAACTGACCTCACCAAATCTATTATCGAAAAGTCCTTGAAGAAAAATAAACCCGGATTCAAATATCTCGATCAGGAGTAATACCAAATGGCATCTACTTTTACAAGTACATTTGCGCCTAATGACGTTACTGTAGTTATCTCTCAAGGAGCCTTCTCACATGTTGTGAGCGGTTTCTCTGAAGATAGCATTGTAAGCATTGAGCGCAACAGTGACACCTTCAGCCTCTACACAGGCGCTGATGACACTAACACTCGTATCTACCAAGCTGATACATCTGCAATGATTACATTGCCGTTGCAGCAAACTTCTAATAGTAACGACATCCTCTCTCAGCTTTATGAGAATGACCGTGCTTCACGCGATTCCACAGGTCTGTTCAATATCACTGTGAAGGACAACTCAGGTCGTTCCACATTCTTCGCTGAAGAAGCATTCATTGCTGTTGTTCCAAACTCAAGCTTTGGCAATACTATGCAGCTTCGTGAATGGCAGATTCAAGCTGTACGTCTTCAGACATTCAATGGCGGTAACGCTAAGTTTAGTCCTGAAGATCAAGCAGCCTTTGAAGAGATTGGTGGCACTGTAGAGTCTCAGTGGCAAGCATAAAATTGCTGCAATAATCCTATAAGGAGGGCGGGGGTTATTCCTCCTCCCCTCCTTTTTCTTTGCTTATAATAAAAGGAGATACGAATGGCATTGAAAAGTTATTCTCCTCAAGACGTAGATATATTGCTTGGTGGCTTCTACAGAGTGTCTGGATTCGTAGAGGATTCTTTCATCAATATCTCAAAGGACGTTCAGCCGTATAAAACTAAGCGTAGCTCTGATGGACAAGTAGCAAGAACATTCATCAAAGACGACACTTACACTGTTGAGATTTCCCTAGCATCTTCCAGTCCAGCCAATGACATTCTCACTAAAATTTACCAAGTGGACTCACTGAGTCAATACGCTAAATTCCCACTGTTCATCAAAGACACACTTGGGTCTTCATTGTTCGTATCGCCTACAGCTTGGATTAAACAAGTACCGGACATGTCTTTCACAAGTAGTGTGAGTGATCGTGTGTGGGTGATTCAGGCGACACAAGCCACATTCAATATCGGTGGTAATGAGGGCGCGTCTTCTGCTTTGGAAGACTTGGCGAACGCAGGCTTTGGTGCAATCGGAGGATTCCTTTAAGGAGGGAATATGTCATTTGAAGTTTATACATACAGTCCCTCAGAGGTGGTTCTAACAATCTCAGGGTATCAGATCACAGGCTTTGATAAGATTTCTGTCAGTCGTAATTCGCCAGCATTCTCTATGGTGAAAGGTATTCGTGGACAGAACACTAGGGTTAGGAATAGAGATAGCTCTTGCACTATCACTGTTGATCTATTGCAAACAGCAATGGCTAATGATGTGCTGACAGAAGTGCTTAATGCAGACCTTAAAACAAACTCTGCACGAATGAATCTTAACTTGACAGATGCATTGGGCAATGCTAGAATAGATAGTAATAGTTGCTATATCGAATCCTACCCTAAAGCAACATTCGCAGGTGACATTGAGTACCGTCGATGGACACTCACTTGCCTATCCACAGAGACATTCAAACTTGGCGGCAACGCAGAGCTTGGAGGCAACGCTTTCACTGATGATGTGGGAGGTTATGCTTCTAAGATTGGTAATGCTGCACAGGGCGCTGTAGATGCTGTAGGTGGGGTTTTTGGCAGCTAAGAATTACATAAACAAAACGTGAGGAAATAAATCTATGCGCGAACAAAAGACAGTTGAAATTCAAGGCGAGGAATACCTGCTTAACCAATTTGGTGCCTTGGAAGGCTTGACGTATCAGAAGGCATTGGCTAGTGTAATTATGCCAGCGATTGCTGAAATCACTTCTCGTGATAATATGAGCGAAGGTGAAGCACTCTCTATTGGCATGAACAAGCTTGCTGAGAATATTGATAAGATTGATGAGAATATGATTCAGGCTATGGTTGTGCGTGGCGCTACCAAAGGCAATATGTCAATCAACTTTGATAACGAATTTGCTGGCAACTACATGAAGCTCTTCAATTTGCTCAAGGAGATTGTCGTATTTAACTTCGACTCGGTTTTTACGATGCTCGGTTCAGAAGAAGAATAAAAGCTGATTCAGCATCTTCTGAGCCAGCCACCAGAGTCCAGCAAGAGATCGCTAAAGACTTCTCTCAAGACCCTAGGGTAATGGCTCTGTTGTTATTTGAACCGAGTCTATGCACATTACATGAGCTACAAACAGTGTATAGTCTGGAAGACTTCTACGATTTACTAGAGATAGTGGATGTGCAGAGGGCGCTCAAGGAAGAGCAACATAAGCAGCAACAGCAACAAAATCGTAACAATAGATAAGAGGATTAGCCTATGGCTGGTGGTGGACAAATAGCTGAGTTTTTTGGCACACTAGGCTTCAAGATAAATCAAGCAGACATTAAGAAGTTTGATAAGACGCTTGATAACCTAGAAGCAAGAGCTAAAAGATTCTCGGAGGGATCACTCTCTAATCTGAAGGTGCGAATCTCAGGGTTTGAGTTTGCGCCTGATTTTAACAGAAAGCTAAACACTGCGCTACGTTGGCGCATGAGACAAGCTACACGACAGGGAAGCGGTGTAACTCCTAAGATCAACATCGACAAGTTTGACTTTGATCGTAATGAGATGCTTAGGGAAGCCAAGGACGCTGTGCGGTACGTAGAGAGTAATCTGCGTATGAATATTAGGCCTAACGTACAGCAACCCACAGGTGGTTTTACGGGTTCACAAGGCTTCCGCACAGGAATGGGAGCAGGGGCTGGTGCAGCAGCAGGCGCTAGTCTAGGAGGTAAAGCTTCTGTATTCGCCCGTGGCATTATGCCGGGGCTTGGTGCTGGTTGGGCTGTGGGTCAGCTTAATAGAATCAACCAAGAATTGATGGGCATTGAATACGCTTCCACTGCTATCTTCGGGGGAAGAGAAGAAGGTACGCAAGGCATGGATTGGCTCAAGCGATTCTCGCAAGAAGCCGGTCTGCACTACAGGAAGCAAGCCCCTGCATATCAACGTATGATTGCTTCTGCTCAAGCTGTTGGTATGTCTCAGGAAGAGACGCAAGGGATATACGCAGGTGTGAGTAGGTATGGCCGTACAATGGGTCTTGACTCACAGGCTATGCAAGGGAGTATGCGAGCTATTGAGCAAATGATGAACAAGTCCCAAGTATACGCTTAACTCTTAGGCGCTTCAGGTAGCAATGCCTGTCGAATAACTCCTTTAATTGCTGAGAAATCTCACTGAGACAATCAGCAGGGAAGCCCTTCCGAGGGAACCTTCAACGACTATTATGTAGGGCGCAAGCGATCGGCGTTCGAAACGGGGAGCACCCCCAAGTGGGTGATGATATAGTCTACTCTATATGGCGACATATAGCTGCGCGTAATGGCGCGGGGCACTTAGTAGCGTAAGTGCTTGAATATCAAGGGAAGAACTCAAGATGCAGTGAACATACTAGCTGCCTGCATGGGAAACTTTGCAGTGAATAACCTATTTAATTGCTGAAACGCCCTCCTTGTTGTATAATGTAATATCAAATCATTAATACTAATGGAGGCAAGTGAATGTCTATTGTAATCAGAATCTGTGAGTTTTGTGAGAAAGAGTACCAAAACGTGTACTACAGCTCACATAAAAACCCATACTCAATACCGACGAGGTTCTGTAGTAAAAGTTGCGCTGGTAAACACGGCTATTTGACACGTAAAGGGAATATTAACAAGCCCTTACCGGAAAAAGAATCTATTCTAAGAGATATCCACGATTACATAAGATCGAAATCTAGGTACTGCACTTCAGTTGAGATACGAAAACACATAAGACGTTCTTATAAGACTCTAGTTCGTCTTGAGATATCAATTACCGAAGAGAATGCTAGGCTTGGTTACTTCAACCACTTCAGTGCGTTTGAAAATAGTGTCGGAGAAGTGTTAGTTCGTAATTTCAATAAAGTGGAAGTTCAAAAGAAATTCGATGGTTTGGTTGGAACTACGGGACGTTCTCTGCGAGTAGATTTCTATCTGCCAGAACATAGTCTAGCAATAGAAGCGGACGGTGAGCAACATTACCGACCGGATATTTCTTGGTTTGGTGACTCGGAGACCCTACAACTTAACGACGGAATCAAAAACGACTACTTTAAGAACAGTAATGTGAGCCTCATAAGAATACCGTACAAAAGCTGGATAGACGAGGATTACGTTATGAGTTACATAGACATTTAAAAGCCCTCTAAACCACAACGCAACCGGCAACGGTAATCGTGAAGGTTTGAAAATTAGAGGGATTGGGTAATCAGCAGCCAAGCGTCTCTTTGAGACGAAGGTTCAACGGCTATCCCGGAAGGGAGTACACCACAAGCGATTGGTGGTGGAAAAGGTAGGCTCCTGTAAAATGGAGAAGATATAGTCTGATCTATACGGAAACGTGTAGCTGCACGTAATGGTGCGGGAGGAAGTGTAGCGGCTTCCTCTGAACATAATGTAGCAGAGCGTATGCCGGGCGTAATCTCAGCAATGGCAGAAGCAGCAACAGGATCTGGCGACGAAGCTGGTATCCAACGGCTGTTCAAAATGATGGAAGAAGGGCAGGTAAGCTCATCTAAAGTGCTTGGTAAATTCGCAGCAATCCTTGACGAACGTGCAAGGAGAGCAGGAGCATACCAAAAAGCTGTTCAAGCCTCAGCAGCACAACAAGCGAGATTCAATACAGCATTTGATGACTTGATTCGTGTGTTTGGACAATCGGGCTTTGAAGAAGGTCAAGCGAATATCTTCAATATGCTTGCGTCCTACCTGAAGGAGCTTAACCCGTTAGTTGAAGGGTTGGGTAACGGATGGAAATATGTAGGGTCTGTTATTAGAGTGCCTATGGGTTTGCTCACAGACTTGTCCTTCGGGCTTGATAAACTGTCTGACAGGACTGGCATGGCCAATAGTGAGTTAATGGCTCTAGGTGGTGTGTTAGGCACTGGTCTTCTAGCTAAGAAGTTCCCGATAGTCAAGAGTATGTTGAAGCTGACAGGTGCGTTGGCACTTATAGAAGACTTCACTGCTTTTATGGCCGACAGGCCAAGCTTAATTGGAATGCTTCTTGGTGGCGACTCTGACGAGGTTAGAAGCAAAGCCATAGAGTATTTCAGTGAACTAGGAAACCTTGTAGAAGGTCTTGGGGACAAGCTTACAACACTTGCTGAAGCATTCAACCTAGAAATTGATTTTACTTGGGGTAAGCTCGTAAGTAGAACTCTCACTAAAATGACGAATGATGTGAGGGCGCTCCAAGAGTTGCTTGGCGTGAAACAGGAGGGTGACGAAGATAAATCTTGGTGGGAAGTGAATAAGTATAAGTTCCTGCCAGATATATTAAACCCTGAAGTCCAGAACAACCTCAAACAGCAGATGGATCAAGGAACGCTAGGCAAGCCTCTTAATGACTTCTTCGGTAATATGTACGAAGGCTCATTTGTTGAGAAGGATGTTAATAGAAGCAGGCAGACCTTATTTGACATTATAGGA